GACTTGCGGCCTCGTCGGAGCGCTCAATCCCCAACCGTCAACGTCAACGGTGTAGAAGTTCGGCCCGGTGCTGAACGGTAGCGGCTTGATGCGATTGATAGCTTCGCGGACTTGCTCATTCACTCTCACCGCGCCTTCCTCCTATGTGCATCCAGCTTGACCACCGCAGCCCTTCCAAGCCGCAGCCGGTTCGACCCCTTCGAGTAATGCTCGACCATCTGAAGCGACTGGTCGGTGATCCCGCCGACCTCTGCCGCCGTGCAGCCCGCTTCCAGCAGCGCATCGACGGCGTTCTTCCTCAGACCATGCGGCACGACCTTGTGACCGCGCGCCTTGGCCCAATCCTGGAGCTTCTGCCTTAGCCCCGATTGCGTCCACGGCTGCCCGTTGGCGTTGGTCAGGATGGTCAGCGCGGGCCGCTCCATCCGGTTCAGTCGATCGGCGAGCTCGGGCAGGATCGCGACCTTGATCTGCTTGTCCTTCTTCTTCTGCCAGACGAGCATGTGGTCGCCCTTGATGTCGTTCCAGCGCATCGCCACAACGTCATCAATCCGCTGCCCGGTGAAGAAAAACAGTGCCACCGCGTCACCGATCTGCGGATCAGTAAGCGCCTCCTCCAGCAATTCCTCGGGCCACTTCTCGTGCGGCTTGGCGGCGAACTTCTTCACCCGCCTGACCGGGTTCTCCTTCACCCGCTCGTTATCGACCGCCCATGCGTAGAGCGCTCCCAAGGCCCTGACGGCCTGGTTGGCGGCTCCCGGCGTCTCTGACAGCGCATCGCGCAGCTTCAGCACGTCGCGGCGCTCGATGTCCTTCGCGGGCGGCGATTCCCCACGCGGGGATCTCATCAAAAGATTGGCCTTGGCGAGATAGCGCACATAGCTGCGCTTGGTCGCTTCCTTCAGGCCGGCGAACTCCGGTGACTTCTCATAGACCCGGATCAGCCCGTCGAGCGTCATCACTCCGGGCTTGTTGAGCAGCTTGGTCCGCTGGCCTAGCGCTGCCGCGTAAGACCCGCCAAACTTCGGATCGCGTACATGGGGCAGGGGAGTTAGAACCCGCCGCCCATCGTCGCCCTTGCCGTGGTCGAAGTAATAGTAATCGCGACCTTTGGCGATCTTCTTGCGGAGGTACTTCATGACGCCCGCTCATATAGCGGAGAGCCCTTGCGCCAGTCATCGTTGGCCTCGAACTCGCCAAACTCCAGCTTTACGGTTCCGTCCGGCCTCTTCTCCAGCGCAACCAAGCGCAGGCCAGCCTTCTCGGCAGCGGCCTTCGCTTGGCTGATGTCCGCAGAAGAGACACGGATGCCCATTAGGCAGCCACCTTCTCCGTCCTGTCCTCGCGCATGTGGTTCACGCGAAGGGGCCACGCGTCCCTGTTGAGTCCTGTGCTGGACTTGACCTGATGAGCGTCGATGAATTGGCGGTGGAATAGCTTGTTCATAGCTTCCTCTCCGATCGTGCGTTTGCCTCTTCGGAATTGCGTTCCATGTGCCGCATCTTCAGGAAGTCGAGCTCGACCTTCTGCCGGTTGGCGGCGGTTTTCGCGTTGACCATTTTCTTGATATAGTCGGCGTAGTCAGGGGACGCCTTGACGATCCGCTCAGCCTTCGCGTGTGCCATGTCGCCTAGCTTGTCTATCTGCTGGGCAATGTAGGCGGACTTGCCCTCCTCGAGCATTCGCGCGGCTGCATCCATCGCAACCCAGTCCATCGCGGCGAGGCGGTATTGCTCGCTAATCGGCGTGTCGTTTCGGAATGGCGCGTTCATGCCGCAACCCTCTGATAGCTTTCGGCAAAGGCCATCGCCTCTGCCAGCAAGTCGATCCCATATTTCTCGAAGAAGCCCTGATGGCTTAGTAGCTCGACACTCTGCGGATCGGACGCCTTGTCATAGACCGCCTGATGATGACCTGGGCAAAGAGGAACCACCAGCCAATCGTCGCGGCTAAACCGTCCCGGCTTGTCGGCATAGCCCGTCACATGATGGACGCACGCAGGGCCACCGCAAACGAGGCAGTCGTTCTCCTTGGCGATCCAGTCGTGATAAGCTCTGGCTGACACTGGCTTGTATCTCCGCTTTGCTTTCAGGGGCTTTCCGCGCTTCAGCTCAGAACGGCGCTTCATCGTCCACGAAGCTCTGCCCGGTGCGCTCATTGGCAAGCGGGCGTGAACGCTCCTTCGGCTCGAACAGGTTGGCGACGACACGCCCCTCGCTATCGGGGATCGGCAGGGCATCGAACACGAGCTGGATGCCGCCATTATCGTTGAACCAGGCGGTGCCGATGTTCGTCCAGAACGTCTTGCCGTCCCTCGCCTTGCGCGGCGTTGCGATGTTCATTCTCTTGCTCATGCTGCCTCCAGTTGTTCGTATTTGTCGCGAAGCTGGGCCACGGCTTCCTCAATCTCTGCGAGGAAAGCCCGAACCTCGTCCTCGATTTCCTTGATTGCCGGCGTGCTGCGATTGACCCGCTGGACGAACAACCGCATCCGCTCGGGAAGCCGGTTGTCGTAGCTGGCAAAGTCGCACCAGGTGCGGCCAGTGCAGGCCATCTGGAACTGCATCTGTTTGACGTATTTGTCGGGAATGCTGCCTGTCAGCAGCGTTTCGATGTGGGTCGCGGTGTTGGGGCATTTGAGCTCCAGCAATCCGTCGTCTCCAACAAAGCCATCAGGAGATGCACCCGCCATCTCAATCGTCGGATGCGGGATGAAGCCGACTTGCTGGACATCGCGGTCAACGAAGAACTCATAAGCCCTCCTTGCTTCCGGCTCGGTCTCGGTGCCGTGGATCATCGCGGCATTGGTGAATGACGGAGTGATGCAGCCCGTCAGGCGCTCGCAGATGAGCTGCGAGGCGTAGTTTGCCCGCGATGCGCCCCAGCCCGATTTCGTGCGAGCCATCAGATCCGCGATGCGAGAGGCCGTGACCTTGCCGCACCGCTCAAGCAGCCATTCGGTTGTGCCTTGCTCATGCATTGGCTGGCTCCTTTCGCTTGGCCTTCGCGTCGAGGGCGTCCAGCGCCTCCTTGAAGCGATTGGCGGGAACGTCCTTCAGGCTCGCGACTTGGAAGTATTTGCAGAAGCGTGCCAGGTCGGCTCCAGTGCGGTCCACCGCCGCTTGAAGCGTCCTGAACTGCTCATCATCGACTTTGCCGGGGGTGGCTGCGCGCTGCGCTGGGACATAGTCGTTCCCCGCCGCAATGTTCGCGTCGTCCTCCTCTTCGGCCACACGACCGAAGGCGGCAGCGTAGGAGTAGCGTTTGAAATAGGTGATGATGCTCCCGGCCTCTTGCGGAGCGTTGGGCAGGTTCAGCATCGGGAGCGGGCAATCCAGATGTTCGCCGCTCTCATGGATGATGCGCGTCACCATTGCGCCGTCAGTGACAAACTGAACGAAACCGAGCCCGTGCTTTGCGAGGATCGGGCGGTCGGCATCGACCATGCCCGCTAGCGTGGCGTAGGCGAACTTATAGGTTCCGCCAGTTTTCATCTTAACGGTGACTTCGCGATCCTTGCGCGGCGGGATCATCTCCGCCTGGGCCGCGATCAGCGCGGCATTGAGGTTCGCGTGCGCGGCTTTGACTTTGCTCTCAGCGTTCATGCGAAATCTCCGTTACCTGCGGCCTTGTTCATCCCTTATGCGATAGCGGCAGCCGCGCGTCAGCGCCGAGACGTGAAACAGGCTCGGCCCGCAAGGCTGGCAGAGCGTAATCGCCCACACCCTTGCGCCACAGCAGTTCACAATATCCTCCCACTGTCTCTTCATTGATTGAGAGGAGGTAGCGGGTACGGGGCGTCATGCTTGCACCTGTTCGCCGCGAGCTTCTGTTTGGCGGCGAATTGCCGCCCTCGCCGCGTTACGGGCGATGGCGCGTTCGCAATGCGGGCATTCCCTCCGACCGGTTTTTCCTGCCGAATGCGATTTGCCGCACGCCATGCATTTGATGCGCTGAGCAGCTTTATTCTTCACGCCGCCCTCCGATCATGTTTCGGTTCAAGTTGACGAAGAGGATCACCCTCACATTTGGTAAGGCGTCCGAAGCCGTCGATTTCGCCACGCTCGCAGCGCTGTTCGCACTCAGGGCAGAGGCAACCGGAATAGACGTTGCGCCTCAGGTGGCCGCCGCATCCGAAGCAGTTGTCGCCGAAGTCGGTCATTGTCCCGCCTCCTGCTCAGCAAGGGCGATTGCTCGATCAAATGCGGCGAGGACTTCGGCTTGGGTCCGACCCTTACGGTCGTTCCAACCTATGGGTTGCGGTTCGCCAATCGCATCCTTCAGAAAACGCCAACCGGCCTCGCAGTTCGCAATCGGCTGAACACTGAAA